CAGTTGTACTCGCGCCACCTTTCATAGCGTCTACACCTATAGCTACTGCATATTCTACTGCTTGACCTGCTGGAACTGCTCCCATTGCATCTTTACCAATAGCGATTGAATTATTTATAGTTGTTCCTGCATCCATAGCTTGATACCCGATAGCAACATTACTATCACCACTAGTTATCCCAGCTAAAGCACCATGTCCTATTGCGGTATTTTGAGTAGCTCCTGAGACTGAACCTGACATTGTATTATTTCCAACTGCTACATTAAACTCTGTAGTAAGACTTTCCCAAGTTCCACCTAAAGCATTCGCTCCGATTGCAACATTATTGTTAGAATTGTATGCGTTTCCACCTGAGTCTGTATCATCCATCGCTTTCCAACCAATAGCAGTATTGTATTGACCACCAACATGGCCAATTAAAGCCTGATAACCTAAAACAGTATTGCCAGTTCCAGTAGTTAAGGCTTTAAGAGATTCATACCCAACAGCTGTATTACCAGCACCTGTCGTAAGAGATTCAAGAGTTCCTCTTCCAATCGCTATAGTTCCATTAATGTTTGTAGTTGTCCCGACTGCTCCATATAAAGCATTTCTACCTATAGCTACAACAGATTGTATTCCATTAGCATTATCAACGCCACCCATTGACTCGTGACCGATTGCTACAACATTACTAACTACTGTATTTTGGTTTATTGAATTTTTTCCTATTGCTACATTATTTGAACCACTTTCAAGCTCATCAAGTGCATTTGAACCTATTGCTACATTTGAAGTACCAGTTGTAAGAGCACCACCAGCACCCCTACCAATTCCTACATTAGAATGTCCTGAAGTAACAGCATCAAGAGCATTAGAGCCAAGTCCTACATTACTATGGCCAGTTGTGACAGCACCAAGTGCTGAATATCCAAGAGCGACATTATTGTTTGCTCCATTCATTGCTCCATCTAATGTAAAATTTCCAATTCCAACATTATAAGTAGGAGCAGAAGTTGTCCATCCACCAGCACCTGAGTTTACTCCTAAAAATGTGTTATGATAACCAGCTACACCATTTGAGTCATACATTGCATTAGTACCAATAGCAGTATTTGAATCTCCAGTCACATGCTCTTGTCCAGCATTATATCCAATAAATGTTGAATTAGATGCAGTAGTTATAGCCTTTCCAGCTTGATAACCTAATGCAGTTGAATTTGCACCTGAAGTAAGGGCAGTAAGAGCATCAAAGCCTATTGCTACTGCACCAAGTATATCATTTCCAGCCGTTGAGTTTAAAGCACTTTTGCCTATAGCGATAGAGCGTTTAAGGTTACCACTTCCACCAGTTCCAGCATAACCGCCAATAAGTATATTATCTATTGCATCTGAACCAGTTATTCCAGTACCACAATATCCACCAATTCCAATATTTGAATTTTGAGTTGTTAAGCCACCTAATGCACCAACTCCCATAGCTTGATTTTCGCCTCCAGTTGTTAAAGCATCTAATGCTTCAACTCCGATTGCATTATTGTAACCACCAGTAGTAACTGCAAATAAACTTTTATATCCTATAGCAGTATTGTTTGAATGTGATTGCCCACTTGCACCATAACCTGATAAACTTCCAATATAAGTATTGAATTGCCCAGTTACATTGTAATACCCTGTAGCAATACCAACTGCTACATTTTCAGCATCTTCATTATCAGTATCAGAATTTTGACTAAATAAAGAATTAGTTCCTATGGCGATTGATCTATCTCCAACATCTTCAGTTGCCAATGCTTCTCTGCCGATTGCTATATTATTATCACCTATTGTAATATTTTTTGCTGATTCAAAACCTATTGCTATATTTTGTACCCCTGAAGTATTGTCATACAAAGCATCTTTACCAATAGCAACATTAGAATCGCCAGTTGTTAAGGAAGATAATGCTGAATGACCAACCGCAATATTATTCAATGCTCCATTTAGAGCTGAATCCATTGCGTATGCACCTACAGCAGTATTATAATGTGATTGATTATTCGCCCAATCACCCCCACCACTTTTGTAACCAATAAAAACGCTTTCCTTTGATTCTCTTGCATTTCCATCGTTATTCATTGCCATTGCATATGAACCGATTGCGACATTTTTATCACCAGTCGTGATATTAAGCATTGAACTATGTCCAATAGAAACATTATGATTAGCTGTAGTGTTTAGTGGTAATGCATTTGAACCTAATGCAACATTGTAACCACCAGTTGTGATGCTAAACCCTGCACTATCTCCTAAAGCTACATTATCGCCACCACTAACTAAACTATATAATGCTTGATGACCAACTCCTACATTTTTAGTCCAATTACCACTTACAGCTCCAAGACCAGCCTCGTATCCAACAAGTACATTCTTTTCGCCAGTCGCATTTCTAAGAGTGCTTTGATAACCAACAGAAACATTTTTACCATTACCATTTTGAGTTTGTAATGCATAAGCACCTATAGCTGTACTGCCTGTTCCAGTATCTTCTGATGTTAAAGCAGATTCACCCATCGCAACATTAAATGAACCAGTTGTTAAAGCATCTAATGAACCTGAACCAACTGCAACATTGTTACCACCAGTAGTGACATCATTTAAAGCATTATTTCCTAAAGCTGTATTTGCATCCCCACTAGTTAATGCACTTAAAGCATAATTACCAACCCCTGTATTCCATTGTGCATCATCCATAGAGGCATCTGAAACGCCTTCGCCTATAAATGTATTATAATTACTACCAGCATCTAAATTTGCTCCAGCACTTTTTCCAAATATTGTATTTGATGCACCACTATCATTATTACTAAGACTAATGCGAGAGGCACTGTCAAGTTGTAATTTTTTTGAACCACCTGAAATAAATGTAAGATTATTTGCACCATCTTGCCCAATTCCAG